AGAATTACTAGAGATATTTCAGGCGATACACAGACAGGTGCAGCAAGACTTATAGGAATAAAATTATTCTACACAGTTGATGATGTCCACGAGGCATAAATGGTTGGACCAACTACATTCGGTTATCAAAACTTAGGCTTCGGTGCAGGTGGTGTTGTTGATCCAGGTAGTTTAGAATTAATAGGAACACAAACTATTACAAGTAATACATCAGCAGTAGAGTTTACTTCACTTCAAGAAAGTTCATACAATGTTCACCTATTAACAATAGCTAGAATGAAATCTGACGCAGATAATAAAGCAATAGAAATTGCAGTTTCAAATGATGGTGGCAGTAGTTATGAAAGTTCTAACTATGATTGGGCTTGGCAGTATATGAAAGGTAATGGAACATTTACAGAAAAAAACAATACAAGTGGTGGCGATTGGACAATAGTACAAAATGTAGGCAACAATACATCAGAACATTTTAGTGCTTATGTATATTTATATAATTTAGGAAGTTCTAGTAAATACAGTAATGTAACTTGGCATGGCACAGGAATAACACAAGATCCTGATTATATTTCAACTTTTGGTGGTGGTGTTTACCATGTAGCTGAAACAATAAATGCTTTAGAAATAAAATTTTCAAGTGATAATGTGGCAAGTGGTGTTTTTTCTTTATATGGAATTAAGGAGTAGCTAATGGCAGGAAGTTTAGAATTAATAAAATCTGTTACAGGAAGTGATGTAAATACTTTAAGCATAACAAATTGTTTTAGTGATAAATATGATGTTTATAAAGTGGTTGGACATACTGCTGAATATAGACCAACAGATACCAATACTATTGATTTAAGAACAAGGTTTATAGATAGTGGGGGAAGTATTATTGATGGTAGTGAATACAGTACAGCAAAACTTGAAATGAAAGCTGAGAGTGGTTTTGACCAGGACAAACAAGCTAGTGCTACTTATATGTATGGTGCTACAAATTTTGGTAATTATGATAATGCAGGTATGGTAATTTATTTTTATAATCCAAATAACAGTTCAAGTTTTACTTTTATGGCAGCACAGGGTACAGGTGGATATGATACTTCAAATAGTAGATTTAGGTCTGTAAAAAATATTAGTGTTCATAGGTCAGCAGAACAAATAACAGGTGTTCATTTTTTAAGTTCTAGTGGTAGTTCAAATTTTGATATAGAAATATCAGTATATGGAGTTAAATAATGGCAGGTAGTTTAATAAAAATTCAAGAAGTAGATGGTACTGGTTCTTCAACTGTAACTTTAACAGGTATTGATAGCACTTATGATGTGTACCAAGTAATAGGTACAAATATACAACCTGCAGTAGATGATAAAGATTTAGGTATGAGAGTTACTGTAAGTGGAACTGCACAATCAACATCTAATTATGATGAGGCAACAAAAAATCCAAGAATTGATACTACATTTTCTAATAGCTATCTACCCAATGCACCATCATGGTATCCATTTTCTGCTATAGGAAATGCAACAGGAGAAAATGCAAATCTTAGTTGTTATTTATTTAATTTTGCTAGTTCATCAGACTATAGTTTTTGCACAAGAGAAAGTTTACAAAGTGTTTATGATTTAGATTTATTCGGAACTCAAGGTGGTGGAGTTTATACAGTAGCAGAAGCACATGATGGTGTTCACTTTTATTTGGAAAGTTCAACTAATTTTGCTTCAGGAATCTTTACTTTATATGGACTTAGTAAATAAAAGTATGGTAAGATAGGAGATATTATGGCAACAAAAGAAGAACTACAAGTACAAGCAGACGCAGAGATAGAGGCAGCTAAACCTCTTACTAAGTCAGTTGATGGTGTTGTATCAGAATTTTCTGATGATGATTACGCACAAGCTAAAATAGATTTGGGAAATTCTAAATGGAACGACCAACAGTTTGGTTATATTAATGCTAGACAATCTGCGTATGGTTCTATTGCTTCTCAGCTAGATATGATGTACTGGGATCAAGTAAATAGTACAACTGTTTGGAAAGATCACGTAGCTAAAGTTAAATCAGATAATCCTAAACCTGAATAGTATAATTCGCTATGGCTAATGGCAATGGATTTACAACTAAAGAATATTTACAATTAATAAAAGATGAAATTGATATTGCTAATAATCGCATTGACGAACTACACGAAAAAATAAATAAATCACCTTCAAGACAGGAGATATTAGGTTGGCTTGTTGCAATTACAAGCAGTGCCGCATTCTTAAATAGTATAATGTAACCTATGACAGGTTACTCATTATATTGGAATATATCAAAACGTATGGTTGCAGTGTTTATAGCACAAGCATTAAGTGTTATAGGTGCAGGAAGTTTAGTAGGCATTGATGTTATACAATCATCTTTACTTGCAGGATTACTTGGTGTAGCAAACGTATTAGAAATATTAGCAAGAAAATATCTTAATGACGGCAAACTTACATTTGAAGAAGTTAACCAGGCATTTGGAATATTAGATAGCAAAACACATAACGATATGAATGGAAGGGAGATCTAATGGATTGTTGCGGCAATGGTTGTTGTGGTGGTAAATAGTGGAAGCTAAAATAAATTTAAATCAAATACTACAAGGTGGATTAGCTGCCTTAGTAGGTTGGTTATTTAAAACAGTTAATGATTTACAACAAGAAGTAGCAACACTTAAAGCACAGGTTGAAGCATACCAAAATTCAATTTCAGGATTTAATCAAAACTTAGTAATCATTGAAGAAGTAATTAGAGAGATATTATTTAAAGTAGGTGGATAATGGAAGATGAATTTTCTAATAAGTACTTTGTACTTCCAGATAATATGTTTGAAGATAATCCAGAGTTTGTAGATACTTCACACGAATTTGATGATGATTGTGGCGACAGTTGTAAGATATAAACAACATGCTTTACAAATTTAATACTGTAATACGCATTGCTTTAGTTATTTTTTTATTAGTACCTTTACCAGTTATGGCAGAAGATGTACCTTACGAAGTTACAATTAATGAAGCATTTGAAGATAGTACATACGAATCAGGTTTAACTATTAGTGGTGGTAATCAAGCCGCATATATTTATTGTAATGAGCAAGGTAGGTATGGAACTACAGGTTGTTCATTAGCAATAACAAGTGGTACTTATGTGTTTGAATTTTCAGAAGATGTATATGAAATAGGATTTTTAGTAGGTGCAGTAAACAATTCATACTCTGTTAAATATTATTATTCAGATAATACAGATGAAACTATAAACAAAAATGCACAGTCTTGGGGGAATAATGGTAATGATATGTATGATGATTTCTACAAATCATTTACTGATTACAACAATGATGAAGCTAACACAGATAAATTTATTATTAAGTTTGAAGTTACATTAACTGACATATCTGTTTTGGATACTCTATACTGGCAGTATGCTGATATACCTGTTACAACGACATCTAGTACGACAACAACTTCTTCTACCACATCAACGACTACTACCACGACTACAACTACGACTACGACTACTACAACGTTACCTAAAGCGGAAGATGTTGTCGAAGATAATATAACTACATATTTAGCATGGGACCAATATGGTTGTGAACACCCTAATAATCCACTATCATATAAACAATACTTGGAGGCAGTAGAGAGTGGAGATTGGTATGGTTATCAAGATGGTGATTGCACTGATGTACCTGATATTATTACTATTGTTATCGAAGAAGAAGAGATAGAGGAGGAAGAAGATGTCGAGGACGAAATATTTATCGAAGAAGAACAAGAAGAGATCATTGTACAAGAGCTTACAGAAGAAGAAATAGAATTAATTGAAGAACAAATAAAAGAAGAAGAAAAAGAAGCAGAGATATTATTAGAGTTAGAAGAATCTGTAATCGTATTAGAAGATTTATCTGAAGAAGAGATAGAAGAGTTTGTAGAAGTTATAAAAGAAATAGAAAATAATATTGAGATTATAGAAATAGTAGAAGAGATTATAGAATTAGATATACCTGAAGATATTGTTGTAATAATAGAAGAGGAGATTTTAGAAGATGACATTGTTATTGTGGTGGAAGATGAAGAAGTGGTTGAGGAAGTTTTGGTTGAGCCAATACAGGAAGATGTTGAAGAAGAATTAACTAAAGAAGAAGTAGCTGTTGAAGTAGCAGAGATAGAGGAAGTTGTAGAAGTTCCTATTGTAGAGGAAAATGCAACAGAAGAGGAAGTTGCTGAAGCTATTGAGGAATATGTAGAAGAACTTGAAACAGAAGAAGTCATAGAAGTACTTGAAGAAGTTAATGATGTTGGTGTACAAGAATTAGAGAATGTATCAGAAGAAGTCCAGGAAGTTATCCAGGCAGTAGTAGAGGAGGCTATTGATAATGTTGAAGAACTTACACAGGAGCAAGTTGAGGTTGTCGCTGAAGTATTACAAGTTGAAGCTGATGATGTTGCAATCATTGCAGAAGCGGTTGAATCAGACGAAGCAGTAGCTGAAGCTGTAGAAGAATACGTAGAACGTGCAGTAGAAAACTCTGACGTAGAAGATTACACCCTTGCGGACGTTGTAACAGAGGTACAAACAGAACAGTTTTTATTAGATCCTATTGGTGAACTAACTGATATAAATTTATCAAACATTAGTTTTACTTCTATTAATGATGACATGACATCAGATCAAAAAGAAAAAGCACAAGAAGTTGTAGTTCCAGTAATCATAGCTTCGCAAATAATAGCTAGTGTCCAGGTCGTACCAGTTAGAATAAGACGTAGAGTATGAAGTATATAAAAAAAATTATTAACTGGATAAAAGAAATACTTAAAGAGACTATAGCGCAAACGTTTACACTCTTAGGTTTTTTTATAGCATGGCTTACATTGACTGGCACAGCTAAAGATATTGTAGGTATTGCTATAATAATAAGTACAGTCTTATGGTTATTGACCATAGGATTACGTAAAGATAGTGATGACAATTCATCACAGAAAGCGAGCAGGTAATGCCTTATACAAAAAAAGGGAAGAAAAAAAGATACTCATCTAAGCGTATAAAAAAGATGAAGTAATTATGTGTGAAGTGTATGTAAAACAAGATGGATCATTCACACAAATATGTAATTGCAAATATGGTAGTAATTATTGTAGCGAGCAGGTAGGTTTATACGAAAGTACCATGTCCTAAGTGTGACGAACCATTAGAAGTTGTAGATAATATTAAATTAAATTGCACAAATTCTAATTGTAAGGACTATAATAATAACAAATGAAATTACAGGTCGTACGCACACAGTTTGGATTAGACGCAACTAATGGTCTATTGTTTATAGACGGTAAGTTTGAATGCTTTACACTAGAAGACCAATATCAAGCTGTTAAAGTAGCTGCAGAGACAGCAATACCAGAAGGTACATACAAGATTACATTAAGAACTGTTGGAGGATTTCACTCCAAATACAGTACCAGGTATTCCTTCCATAAAGGAATGTTGTGGATAAGAGATGTACCTGGATTTGAATACATACTTATACACACAGGAAATACTGATGAACATACTGCAGGTTGTTTACTTGTAGGAGAAACACAACAAGATTTAGATAAAGGCAAAGACGGTTTTATTGGTGGATCTGGTGACGCATATAAAAAAATGTACATGAAGCTGTTACCTAAGCTACTTAGTGGTGAAGAAGTCACAATAGAATACTCACAGATAAATTTAGATGGTGCTGCCGCACCGCAACAAAGTTCTGATAAGGATATGCTTAGTGCTATTCACGAAAAAGTGACACGCATTGACGCTAAACTTAAAGGAAAACCAATTATATAGACTGGAGATAACATGAGTGATGAACTCAAAGTACTTATCGAAAAAGTTGTATGGACATTCATTGAATCATTTGGTTCAGCTTTACTTGTAGGTCCTGCAATGAACTTAGATATTACAGCATTACAAGCTGCAGCGATTGCAGGCGGTGGATCAGTAGTGGTTGTATTAAAAGAGTATGCAAAAAAACAACTCGCAAGTAAGTAAACTTACTGCAACCCAACAGGACGTAGCACACAACGAAACTAAAGATACACCTAATCACCCCAATGGTTGGGAACCTGGTGTAGAATTTAATTTTAAAACTAAGACAGGGACAATAACTACAAGACCTATGGACAATGCTAGTCCAGAGTTTGATGACCTTCTTAGATCGTGGGGATTCGATCCTGATAAGTATTCAATCTTAAATGACACTATACGTGTCAGCACGTGGGATATGAATATGGGAAAAGGAGACGTGCAACAAGCGTGGGCATATAAAGCACAGATAGTTTATAAAGAACACGCACTAGACAAAGAAGATTACGATCGTATATCTAAATGGATACAAACATACAAGCGTAAATCTAAACCTAAAGTAACAAAACCTAAAGCTAGTTTCTTTGTTGCCATATCTGATTTACAGTTAGGCAAACGTGATGGTGGTGGTACTGAAGCTATCGTTGAAAGATTTTTAGAAAAGATAGATACAGTACGTGATCGTTATAACTTCCTACGTAAAGCAGGAGTGCAGCTAGATCAATTAACAGTCGTGGGACTTGGTGATATTGTCGAAGGCTGCGTTGGCTTCTATCCACAAGCAATGGGACCGAACGGAGTCGAGTTAGATTATCGTAACCAGATGAAGTTAGCTAGAAGAATAATTGCTAAAGCATTAGTAGAGTGGTCAAAAGATTTTGACGTTGTAGTTGTAGGTGCAGTACCAGGAAATCATGGTACTAAAAGAATTGCAAAGAATCTAGCACCAACAGGTGAAATGGATAACTATGACATAGAAGTATTTGAACAGATTGCAGAAATATTTGCAGACAAACCACAATACAACCACATTAAGTTTGTTATACCTGACGAACCACATCTGTCATTAAATGTATGCGGTACAAACATGAGTTTTACGCATGGACATTTAGCAGGTTACAGTGGGACAGTAGAGAAAAAACTTATGAACTGGTGGAAGAACCAGACATTCGGTGGTTTCCATGCAGGCAGCAGTTCTATTTTAGTAAGTGGTCATTACCATCATCACCGTGAGTTACATGATGGACGCACCTGGATACAAGTACCTAGCTTAGATGAATCAACATGGTTTGAACATCAAGCAGGCAAGAAAACTAAACAAGGTGTAATGACTATGGTTGTGGATAAAAATGGACATAACAACAAAGAAATAGTATGAATTGGTATTGTCATTTTTGTGGTTTTGATAGTGCAGAAGAAGATGACAGCTTATGCGAATGTCGTTGTCACATTATAGGAAGACCTATTGAATAGTAATGGACATAACAACAAAGAAATAGTATAGTTGTATTAGCTTAGGAAAGTCCTAAGCATTAGTTAAGAATAAATATCTATAACTAAGAGAAAAGAAAATAGCTTATTCATCATAAGTAAAAGTATGGATTGATTAGTTTATTTCTTTTTCTTTCATAACAGTTTGGACAACTGTACAAAAAAAGCGGACTTATTAAAAGTCCGCTTTTTTATTTTGGAAGGAGTTGTCTTTCGTTATGACACGTAAGATAACTATTTAACCACATTACAGCATGCTACAATTAATGTCAAGTCTATTCATTGGTCAGAGGTTTCCTCCTTTACTCTGATCCTTGACACCAGTTCATTTATTTGATCTGGTGTTTTTTATAAAAACCTTTACGAATTTATTTCATTACTCTATACTTATATTTAATGAATATATTTATAGAACGTAAGGAGATGAAGAAGTGGGCGGTAGCTATGGCTAACGCATGCGGTGGACAAGAAGTGTCACAGACATCTATTAAACTAAGTAAAATAAATCCTAAAAAGGTTCAAGAACTTACAGAAAAGTTTGTTAATGATTACAACGAAATGATGTATTCATCTATGGCACTAGACGACAAGGAAGAAGAATGAGCGCACCAAGTCCTATGGATAGAGATGTAAGAGTTATGTTTACTGACAACAGTACACGTGATTATATAGTTACAGCTAGTAATATAAAAGAAGCAGAAGAAGTATTTGATTTAATCTTTAATCACATGGAACAAAGTGTAAATGATTTACTAAAACAATATAGTGTTGGTAAAAAAACTAAAGTGTGGGTAGAATATCAATTAGATAGTCACAAGTATATGACGGAGGAGGATAACGACTAATGGCATGGCAAGACGAATACGATCAAGTAGAAGATAGACTTAAAAAGTTTTGGAAAGATAATCCTAGCGGTAGAATTTATACAGAAATTTTACACATAAGTGAAGATTTTAATAACGCTGTACACAGGTGCGAGGTATATATAGATTTTAAAGATGAGTTTCCTGTAGCAACTGGTATAGCACAAGACCAACATGGTTCAGTAGGTGCAAACAAAACTTCTTGGATTGAAAATGGAGAGACAAGTGCAATAGGACGTGCGCTTGCTAACTGGATTTATGCAGCAAAGAAGCGTCCATCAGTCACAGAAATGCAGAAGGTGGAGAACTTGTCAAAAGTTACCAAGAGTGTGGGTAAAACTAGCAATAGCAATACTTACACTCCTTCACCTGCAATACAGGAAAAAATTAAAGACGTACCTAAAGGTCCTGTAACTGATCTTAAAAAAGATTTAGAAGAGATTGGTGTAGCTGTTACTGAAAAGGTAATGGTAACTAATGGTAGTGTTGAGCCTAAATGTTTAAGTTGCAACAGCGATTTATGGGATAACAGAATAGATAAAGCTAGCGGTAAAATTAAAGACACATATCCTGATTGGAAATGCAAGAACAAAGAATGTGATAACGGTAATCCACGCATATATTATATGGATAGTTTTAATGCAGCAAAGCAAGCGCCTGAAGAATGGTTTATGCCTGACTTACCTAAAGCTAAAGCATTAGAGGATATAGGCGAAGACGAAGCACCATTTTAATGTTTACAATAGTAATACAAATAGATGATAGTGGTCAGTTTATAGACGTACAATTTGAGAATCCACCAATGCACATTCCTATTGAAGTTAAAGAACAAATAATTCATGATGTCAACACAGAATTTGAAGAAGAATAATGTGTGTAGAGTGTGGTGAACCACCACAAACAACATTAAATTATGACGGTAGATGTGTAGGTTGTATGGCACACGAGATAGAGGATTTAGTATGACGTGTGATTATTGCAGAGATGGTAACAGTTTTATGTTAGGCGAACCAAACATAATTAGTTATGGAAATGCGTATCATAAAGAATGTTATACAAAAATTAAACCTATACATGACCATTATAAAAATGGTGGAAACTGGCAAGAGCTAGCACAAAAAATAAAGGAAGGAATAATCTAATGACAATGAGAGATGACATACTGCAGTTACTTGATGATGACAAGTGGCATTGTGCAACAGAACTTATAGAGTTTGGTTGGTCAGCACGCAATAGGATATCAGAGATACGTGCAGATCACGGAGAGAAATATATTCTTAGTAATAAATGTACCATGCACTCACACAGAGGTGGTGTAAGTATGTATAAGCTAAATGATGAGAAGAAAAAACAACAGTTATTAAATAGACTAGATCAACAAATTCAGCTACAGTTGTAGTAATGAAAGAAGTATTACAAAGCAAAGGCGCACGCAACGTCTGGGATATGATGGACGAATGTAATGGTTTTCTTGAAGCTATAACATATTGTATAGAAGAAGCTGAATCTGAAAAGATAGATTTTTTTCCATACGACAGTGCTGCTGAATCTAATTTAGTACAGCTTATAATAAAAATGGATCCTTCATTCCCAACAAAAGCAGGTCCTCATTATGGTGGGGTTAGAGTCGGTATCGTTACTAATAAAGGAGTAGGCGAACTTGAAGTTGTGCATGATATGTACGATTACTTTAGTTATTCTTTTATAACACGTGGCACACAAATAGATTACGGACGACTACCACGTGGAGACATGATGGATTACATTAAAGCTATTGCAAAAGTTCTTAATACTTCTAAAGCATTGAAAGGTAGAAAAATATTTAAGAAAGAAGACTAATGTCAAAACAAAAACAACAGGGTACAAAGCTAGAGACATTTGTAGCAAAGATGTTAAATGGATCTAGGATTGCGGAAGGTGGTAAGAACGACAAAGGTGACGTGTTATTTAATTGGAATGGAGAAAAGTTTTATATAGAGTGTAAAGCTAGACAATCTCTTAACGTCACACGTGAATTAGCTAAGTCAATAAAGAAGTCAAAGTCGCAATTCACAGCACTGGTATGGAAGCGTTTAGTTAAAACAGATAAGTCCAGGAGACAGCCTGATGGCGTACCTATTGTAGTTTGTTTAACATTAGATACTTTTGTAGAGATCGTAGAATCAAAAATAGGTAATGATTTTTTTGATGATCCATTTTGGAAAAAAGTACCGTGAGTCGTACTCAGGATATAGATAAAGCTGCACGAAAAACTGCACTGGCGCTGCAATCATTAATGGCGCAAGTAGATTTTAAATACAACAGACATCAACCATGTATGGTATGCAAAGAAAAATTTGTACATCATATAGACGGACTACCCTGTGAATCAGATGACGATATAAAAAAAATAGTTAGACATAGTAGATGGAACAATACTTGACATAATAAACTTCTTCAATTAACTTATACATTGGAAGGAGTTATATGAATAGCACAAACATTCATGACGGAAAAATAAAGGTTAAAGTTCCTATTACCTTAGCAGATTTAAAGCTGCTTAAAAATATGACAACGTTAGCAGGAAGCACACAACAGTTAAGCAGATTGTATTTTGTTGTAAAACATAATGTATGGTATGCCTGGACAAGTGACAGTTATATACTTGGTATTACACAGTGGTGTCGTGATGATTCAATCATGGCGAAATATAATGAAGATGATCCCCAGACTTTTAATAAGTATGCGGACACATTATATGCAAGTGTTGATGTAAAAGAAATTACTAAAAACATAGCTGAAATAAATAAACATTTAAGAGCAAGTGTATTAGATGGTTATATGGATTTACATTTTGAAGGATATGCAAAAGTTATAGAGGGCAAAGAAATAACAAGTGACTATGTCTCTATTGCTATTGAGGATTTTGCAACGTACAAAATGTTAAATAAAACTGATAAAGTTAAAGAGTCAATAAACGTGTTCAACAATTTCTGGGAAGACGCAAGAGATTCTCTTCACCCAGATAAGCGCAGACCTATAACACATTTACAGTACTCTCCAGTACATCTTAAAAGAGTTATGACGTACTTAACTTTTAATAAAGATGACCGCTTCACATACATGTATAACTATGACGGCAATTTTGCTGACGCAGTTTTATTTGAGAAAACATGCGGCGGCACTGACAATGCAACAAGTAAGTATGCCTGGATAATGCCGCAGCGCAGCGAACTGGAGGAGGAATAATGGTGTGGGTATGCAAAAAATGTGGCGATAACAAGATAGGCAGAGCTATAGAAGGTATGCAATATATTAATGATGATTACTTTAATGAAATATTTAAAACAGGAAACTGGGATTGTAGATTTTGTGGCGAAACAGAAATAGAGGAAGAATAATGGAAGAAGAATATTGGATATACGAAGTTATCGTGTCAAATAGTAAAGGTGAATTGTTTTATTATCATAGCGATACTATGAACGAAAACTTTTCTTATGATGAAGAATATGATGAACTATCACCAATGAAGAAATGGTTATATCAATAAAGAAGGAGGAGGAATAATGACTAAGGTAATTCCAAAATTCTTTTGCTATTGGTGTAAAAGAGAATTAGAAATAGGTGAAGAAATACAATCGGACAAGAACAGTTTCTACTGCAAAACATGTCCTGAATTTAAGGAGGAGGAATAATGTTAAAACTAGGTGATTTAATTTATCCAGGAGATGACATGGACGGCGCAACTCTATGTGACTGGTGCAACATGCACTTCAAAGGAGACGGAAATTTAGAACGTTGTAATGAATGCAGTGACACTACATTTGTAAGCGAAAAAAAATGCGGATTGTATAACATACACTACACATTTGACGCAGTCGGTATTGAACGTGCAGAATCATTTTTACTTGAACATGTATTCAAAGTTAAAAGTGTAGATGAACTTAACCAATATCAGACAGACGTGTTTAGGTCTATTGAATTGATGGAAGTATGTGATTGTAATGAGTGAAATGGGATATCACTTTAACGTATTTAGTCATCTTATTTTTTCTATATCAGGTGTGCTACTAGGTTATTACTTTGCTAATGAATCCTGGAGAAGCAATAGACAATGGGAATGGAAAAATGTTACCCAAGAATATAGATTAAAAGAGCGAGAGATACATAGATTAAAAGAAATAAACGATAAATTAGTTGAACAGTTAAAGGAGTTGAAATAATGTGCGAATGTCAAGACGTGTATTGTAACTGCTGCGGTAAAACTATGGTATGTGATAGCTGTATAGGAGGATATTGTGAGCCAATCTAAAGAGAAAAAAACTGGACACGGAATATTTGTACAAGAGACATATAGAGTATTTGTTAAAGGTGCGCAAAATTTTGAAGAAGCACATGAGATATGGAACGAAGGTGCGCTTGATGATGAGCGCTGCGAAGTCGTAAAGTATTACGAAGATGACGTGTGGGACTGATATGATATTCTTTAAATACAAAGATGTACAAGTCGAAGGCGAAAGTCGTGCGCTTGAACTACTAAGCGCTGAACTAAAAAAACAAATTGATTTACGCACTTACAACGAAAGAGCGAAAGATATTG